TCTTTAATAGCTCTTCTCCAGAGCTTCTTAGCGTCAGGACTTGTCATGGTTATTAGGTTGTATAAATAATGGTTAGGGGTTGGTAGTAAAGGGGTCAACGTTTTTGTGCTCCCCCTCTACCACGGTTACTTTTCTGATGTTCTTTTTTATAAGATCCATCAGATTGTTTAGATGCATCTATCTTAGAACCTTTAGGTATCTTTAAACTAGCTCTAGCTTCCGCATGTTTACGTTTATATTCTTTTGAATGGGCATACTTCCCACCTGGGCTATTATCTGCTACATGTTTCTTTCTAGAAGCTGCATTCTTACGATAATGCCTAGCTGTTGGACCTGGGTTACTCGTTGTGCGTGGCATATAAAGACCTTTTGACTAAATCGGGATCTACTTGTGGCATTGCTGCAGCTAACCTAGATAAAGGATTACCTTCAAATGCAACTCCACTAATATCATTTGTTTTAAGCCACTCACATGCGGCTTTTAAATCTTGAGTAGAAGCTGTGCCACTTTTTACCCGTGAAAGGAATTCAGTAGTGACCAGGTTGTGTAATTCGTTAAATTGGGATTCAGTGGCTTTTTTCATTACTCTTCTTTCATTCCTGGGAATAAGTTTTTCTTAATTAATGCGACTGCTTTATCATCAATGGTGTTATCTGTTGTATTAGCGTACGCTTCTAGTAAAGAGATAACTAATTCTTTTACAGCTGTGGAGCTGATGAATGCCATGAGGACGGGTTTGATAAGAACGATCATTTTCATAATGGGTTAGAATGGCCAGAGTTTCTTTTTCTCTGGAAGTTTAGGTGGTGTCAAAGCTGCGATAGGTATGATATCAGAACACATGTGAGCTACTCTAGAACCAGGTCTAAATGTATAACCTTTGTCTTGTAGTTCTGCACATTTAAGACTTCTGACTAATTCATAATCTAATCTCATCTTTTCTTCTTGTCTTGCCGCTATACTACGGCATCTTTTTAAAGATTCTTTATCTAGGGGTACCATAAAGTTAACTTGGAATCCCCAGTTTTCAGCTACAGTATATGTTTGCTGTAGCATGTCTTCATCAAATGGAGTCGTATGATTACCCATATAGAATGGGGAGAATGTCATCGTACTACCATTACAACTAATGTTAGGCCCGTAGTTCTGTCTAGACGGTGCTCCATTATTTTGGAATTGCACAGCCTGATTGGTAACATTACCAGTCGCTGCTGCTACAGGATTACTAACATTAGTTTCTTCAGGTTCTTCAGCTTTAACAGGTGCTATTGAGAGAAGACTGATAAGGAGACCGTAGTAGATGTAGTATCTATTTCTCGGTCTATTACTTCTACTGATAATACCTGACTTGCTGCTCTTGTTACTACTTCTAGTGAGAAGGGATCTCCAGCTGTATGTAGAGTGTAGACTGAATCTGAATCTACTATACCTCCTGAAGAAGCTGAGGTGTGGGTTATGTTTTCCCCAGACCATTTGTTTAAGGCTGACCCATAAGTTGTTGTAGTTACTTCTTCTACAATATTTTGGGTCATAGTTGTTGTACTGTTCATCGAACCCTGGGTGAAGTTTGGGGTTACTAATTCTGCTCTTGCTACCGTGGGTGATGTCAGTAGGAAGAGTAAAAGCCATTTTTTCATTCTTCCTTTTTCTTTGCCATAGGACAATCAACGGGTTTATTATTACCGTTATTTTTATTACCAGTAGTCAAACCAAATGTTGCTAAAGCTCCAGTAAATACCGAAGCAACGAACGTAATATCTGAGTTACCAGCTTTCTTTATCATAGGTAATTCTACGTAGTTCATTGTAATAATGAATCCGCTCCAAACTACAACGCCTAATCTAACGAATGTACCTAAAACTTCTATTTGATGTTCTTTATCCTCTACTGCTTCTTTAAGCTTTCCAAGGACTCCTTTTTCTTTTTTCTGTTCTCCTTCCATTTATTAACTTTAGCTTGTAGTTGTTTTTGAACTTTCTTCTTAATTGGTTCAAATAAGGATTGGGTAACAGAAGTTGTAGCAACTGCCACTACTGCTGTAGTAACAGCTGTAATTACAACTGCTGTTTCTGGTAAAGGTACTTGAATATCTATTACTGGTATCGTCAGTTTAGGTTGAGCAGGTGTCTCTTCCTTACGATCCTCTCTAACCCTCTTAGGAGCCTCTCTATTGGACGGAGGCACCACGATAGGTGGATGAGATGGTACAAGGGCTGAAGGCGGCTTAAAATCGATTGTAGGCAGGTCTAAGGCTTTAGGAAGAGTAGCCCTCGGTAATTTTATACTACCAAGGTTTACCTGTGCCATTATTCAGATGATTCAGATGATTCATCAGATGATTCAGATTCAACTTCTGGTTTATCAGCTATTAGTTTTGTTTTCCAAGCATCTTTGACTGCTGTAGTCCAAGCTGCTGTTGCGATTGCAGAAACTTCTGCAGGTTGACCACTTAGGTCAGTATCTACAAGTTTATCGTCATCATCTAACGTGCCGGGATGTAGTACATACCGTTCAAATGATCTTGCTATTTCTTTATTATCTTTCGATACAACGGTTGCTTTACGGACTTGTACCGCTTTGTATTTTCCTACGACTTCTATTTTATCGTATTCTGTTGCTTCACTTAAAGCCATGATTAGGAAAGCCCTCCGAGCTTAACTGGTTTACATTAGCTATAGTTTATAGACGTGCTAACGGTCTAGGTTGTTCTATATGTCAAGGTAAACTGTATTTCATAAGCTGTATCATTCAAATCTGATCTATTTAAAAATACTGATTGAGCATTATTTTCAGCTTTATATATATTTAGTGCATAACTACCGCCTGACATTGATAATTGGAGTGGTTTACCTCCTGTAGTAACTCCTTCCCAAATAAATGATGAACCTACATATCTAGCATTTGTAGAATTATTTGATTGAAATGGTAAATTCTCAACCACAACATTTCCAGTTCCAGCATCTTCTGTTCCTGTTATCATTCCAGTCACAGTAACTAAATTACCTATTTTTGTATAATATCCATTTTGAACTGCATGTTTGGGTGAACTACCATCCGAATCATTTACACCAACAATTTTAGGAATAAATGAGCCTTCTTCGTAGTCGTCTAATGTATTGCTATCGGATCCAGGGGAACTAGCAGCTTCATCATAAGGACTGAACTGAATACCCTTATCGGCAGCCATTTTGATGTCGCCTGCAAAAGTGGCGTTTTGATTTTGATCTAAGGTTAAAGCTATTGCTGCTGTAGCCGATGTATCTGGTGTTGTCCAAAACTCTAGTTTAACTGGTCTATCGTTTGTTGCTGGTTGACCTTCCCCTCCATCAGTACCATAAGTAGATGCTGCCTTACAAGAAATATAAGCTGGTGTCTCTCCATTACCGTCACCAAACGCTAAGACACCAAATACATCATCAACTGAAGCTGTCGTTCTACTTGCAAGAATTGAAATCTTACCAAAAGTATTACTTGATCCGAATATTGCATTTTTTGCAAAAGTAGCATCACCTGTACTAGATATTTCTAATCTATTTGCTGCATTTGTAGTATCTCTTATTCTAAAAAGACCGTCTTCATTTCCTATTTCGTAATCACTATCATTATTGCTATCAACTAGAAAAATTTGAGGACTGGTATTACTAATAGTTAAGTCACCTGCAAAAGTGGCAGTATTATTAGCAATAGTTAACGCAGCTGAACCTGCTGTTGTAAAAGCTATACTATCATTACTTGGACTATATATTCCTGTATTCTTATCATCTGCAAAGTATATAGCACCTTGTGTTACTGATCCATCAGAGATAGCAATATCACCAGAGCTAGAAAACCTTCCATCTACTATTGTTTCCTCACGATCTGCTCTATCGGCAGCCGTAAAGGATGTTCTGTATCCGTATGTCATAATTAATAATTTGTTAATTTATAGCTGTGATGGATATAGTTGGTAAAACAAGATGTGCAGCAATTGATCCATCCCATTGATAAGTATTATGTAGTTCAGCTTCATTATCTGAATGGTATTCTTTTGCTTGAATTTTTATAGTTTTAGAACTAGTCCAACCTCCTGCTGCTACTTTTCCAGTGTCAGCATCAGCACTACCACCTATTTGGAAAGGCCATTCTATAGTATTTCTACCATCCTTTTGCGAAGAATGGGAATATCTTGCTCTAGTTACTTCAGCACCATCAAGAAGTAATTTAGCATGAAATACTGGTTCCGTATCTGCATCCATACTTGAATGGAAACAGAACTTATAAATAACTAACTGTGTTCCAGATGGAGGAGTATAAGTTATTGAACTACCTGTTATATCTGTAAAGGTACCAGTTAGCTGCTGAACTGCTGTTACATTCTGAGTTGTGTATGTACCACTACCAACAGTAATTTGACTACCATTACAAGGTAACATAAATGTTTCTATTATTTCTCCAGATCTTAAAGCAGCAGGTTCAGCCCAAGTTAATTTATCACTAGAATCTTTATATTGTAAAAAGTGACCATCAGTTGGAGAATTACTAATTTTTAATTTAGGTTCTTCTATCTGATTATCTGCTATATGTACATTGTCTATACTTCCATCTACATATTGATCACTGTCAACTGAGTTAGCAGACATATGAACTAGATCAATACTTCCGTCTACA